GTGCGCGCCATGACGCGCAGGATCTTGCTGCGTTCGCCGGCATCGACACGGCGCAGCAGCGCGCCCGCGAGCGCCTCTAGGTCGGCGAAGTCGCTCACTGGTTGTCCACGAAACGCGGATCACTGGTCTGTGCCACGACATCGACACCCAGGAGAAGCTGCCACAACGGCACGCATCCAATTCCGAAGCTGTCGGCATCGCCCGCCGGCGCTGCGCGGTCGGCCGTGAACCCGCCGCCCTCTTTCGCCGACACGCGCACGGCTTCGTCGAGGTCGATGAAGATCGACACGTCGGCGGTTTCCGCGTCGAGCAGCTCGGACTCGAAGCGGAACGGCTCCTGGTCGGTGCGCTTCAACAGATCGGGCTGATGCTGGGCGATCCATGCGAGGATCGGCACCATGAGATCGTCAACGTCGCCTGCATAATCCTGCACGACAATATTCGCGGTGTAGCGATATTCGAGGCTGAGCGATCCCGCACCCGCCGCGATCCGCCCCTTGTCGACGAAGATCGACAATCTGGACGGATCCGCCGCGAGCGCGGGTACGAACATCTGCAGCGTCTGCCGCAGGCTTTCCGGCTTCTTCAACGACCGTCCTTCGTCTCAAGGGTGTTTTGCATTGCGAGACGATGTCGCCCGGCTCTGGCGAACCGGGCGCATCAATCAACGGATGGGTTTACCAACGGGCCAATAACGCATGAGATCACCTCCTTTCATGTTGGTCTTTGGAATAGGTTTGAAGCTCGCCAGAGGGCGCGATCTACGGCGATCGTGCGCGGTGGACGTGGCGGTTACCGGCCAATGTCTTATCCTTTGGGTGACGGGCACGCGGCGGGCGTGCTCCAGTTGATGAGGCGGTCGAGGTGGTCGGCGTTGGCGGCGAAGGACCGCGCGAGGCGGATGATGCCGGCGCGGATCCGCGTCGGGATCTGTGCGATCAGCGCCGGATCCTCGGGCAGTCCCTCGGGGCGGTCCGCGCACCGGAGCAGCTCGGCGGGCGGCGTGTCCTTCACCTTGACGACGATCGGCGTCGACACGACCGTGGGCGGCGCCTCAGCGCGCCGCGCGCAGGCCGGCAACACCGTTAACAGCGCGAAACCAGTCACGATCAACAAGGTTCGTACGTTCAGCTTGCGCATCTGCCATCTCCATTCGTTGTGCAGCCGAGCTTGCTGCCTCGGCAGCAGCGCGCGCGGCGCGGGTGTCGTTGTTCTGTCGGGCGTCGTGATCGGCCATCGCCTGGGCGAGCGTCGCCGCGGCGAGCTGGTCGCTGTCGCCTTTGAATTTGACGAGGCCGGCGACGGTCTGGGCGCAGCGCACGCCGCGCGCTGTCTTTCCGGTTGCGGCAAAGTCGGTTCCCGACCCCGCGCAGATCAGCTCGGCACGATGCTGCAAATCGTCGCGGTCGGCGCTGACCTGACGGTACTGGACGTACAGCCAGGCGCCGACCGCCGCGACGGCGAGCAGCACGAGAAAGAAGGCCTCGGCCTTCACCTTGGCAAAGAGGGCGCGGATCATCGGGGCAGCTCCTTCAGGCAGAGGTCGCGCTCGGCGCGGCGCCGGCGATCGAGGCCGCGCACGACCTGCCCGCCCGCCCGGTTCCACATCAGGAAGGCGTCGCATGCGCCCCGCCAGTTGCGCGCGTTGAAGCGCCGCGCGACGGTGGATCCGCAATAGCCGCCCGTGCCGATGTTGTAGGCAAGGCTGATCGCAGCCGAGAGCTGGTTGGGATTGGGGCGCAGGCCCGGCGTACAGACGAGCACCGGCTCGGCGTGGCGAATGAGCGCGGCTTCCTCGCGCAGCGCGCAGCCCTCGACCGTCTCGACCATGCCGGGCTTCACGCCGAGCGTTTCACCGCCGCAGATCGTCCAGACCCTGACGATGTCCTGGTACGCGACGAGCCGCGGCGTGCCGCCCGATTCCCAGCCCGACACGAACGGCGTGACGATCAGCGCCGCTGCCGCGCCGATCACGCCGATCAGCGTCTTGCGCTTTGCGGCCGCGGACAATCCCTTATCGGGCTGGGGCATCACTTGGGGTCCTTTCGCGGGATGAGCGCGAGCAGCCGCTCGCTGAGCTTGCCGGGGAGTTCGGCGAGGACGGCGCTGCAGCCGGCGATGAAGCCGGGCGCACCCTTGAAGGCGACCATCGCGACGAGAAAGCCGATCGCCTGCGACACGAACGGGTGCATGCCGAACAGCGCCCCGGCCGCGTTGGTGACGAAATAGCTGACGACGATCCCGACCCAGACCTGCGCGATCCGCTGCCCCCAGGTGAGGCCGCTCTCGACCAGCAGGCTGACGACCGAGCCGAGGCCGGCAGGGATGAGGCTGACGACGAACGCCCAAAGCCCGATCCCGAAATCGTGGAGAAAATCCTTCATGCGGTCAGTCCCAGAGCTGGATGAGCGGGAGCGTGCGCGCGGCCGGCGCCATGCTGGCGGGCATCGTCACGCAGGTGCCGAGCGGGAGGACCGCGCCGACGTCGGCGATGCCCGGGTTGAGCGCGAGGACGCGGCCGATGTCGGGCGCCCCGAGCCCGCGCTCGCGCCAGATCAGCTCGTCGAGCGTGTCGCCCTGCGTTGCGGTGAGGACATCGGCCATCAGATCAGCTCGGCTCGCAGCCGCGGCCGGCTCAGCATGTCGCGGATCGCGTGGACCGCGTCGCGGCGCAGCTCGACGATCGAGGGCTCGACGGTTTCGACGTCGTGCTGACCCTGTCCCGTCAGATCCGTATCGCGGTACGCCTCGACCAGCTCGGCCTTGGCATAGGCGCCGATCGCACGGTTATAGAGGAGGACGAGGCGGCTCGTGTCGCCGAGCTTGCGCGACGGCACCGCGGCGAGATCCGCAATGCCGGCAAGCATATGCGCGGCCTGCCACACGGCGAGCTGGTTGCCGACGGTGATCATTGCGCCGGTGACGGCGAGCCTGAGGCGTTCGGGGGTGATGACGTCGCGGATGCGCCGCGCGGCGCGCAGCTCGGCCGGGTCGATGTCGGGAAACCAGCCGTCATTGCGGATCGGCGCCTCGGTCGACACGACCGGCGCCGGCATCAGCGACGGCGGGCAGCTGAAACCGCTCACGCGACAAATACGATTTTGGCAGGCATCGTGCGGTCCTTCGTGTTTTCGGGGGTGGGGATCAGATCGGACGATGGCCCTCAGCGCCGTGGCGCCCTCCCATCCCGCATGATCCGCCCCCGAGCGCCGGGGGCGAGCTTAGGTCGCCGGCGCGGTGCCGGCGGGTTTCGTGGTCGGCTTTGGCGGCGCCAGCGCACGCTCGAGCCGCTTGATCTGACCAGCGACGCCGACCCGGTCGTGCAATGCGACGGCACGGCGAAGCGGGTCGAGCGCGCGCTGCGCAAGCGCTGCGAATTCGGGCTGGGCCGGGTCGATCGCATCGGCTGCACGCGCCAGCTCGGTGCCGATCGCCTTGTGCAGCTTGGCGCGCACCTGGTCGTGCATGTCCGCGTCGGCGGTCAGCTCGGCAACATGCTCGAGCACGTCGAGCGGGAACGGCGCCTTGGCGGTCTGCGCGCGGATCGCAGCGTCGGCGATCTCCTCGACGATCAGCGCTGCGGCCGAGCGCTCGTAGCGCGACGGCAGCGGCACGTCATAGGCGATGACGTGTTCGGCGAGCAGCAGCGCGCGGGCATAATCACCGGTGTCGATCAGCCAGACCATCACGGTCGGCAGCACGTCCTCGGCAATACCGGCGCCGGCATCGCGCCCGCCGTCAAGCAGGCCGGCGACCCAGTCGGTATAGGCGGGCAGCATCTCGCGCTTCACCTCGACGCGGCGGGCGATCGACTGGATCTCCTTCAGCCGGCGCAGATCATGCTGCAGCCGCATCGCGATCGATGCGGCCGCGCGCTCGGCCGGCGTGCCGGCGTCGGAGGCAGGTGAGGATAACCCGCTCCCCAAAGCAGGAGCCGATGCCATCTGGGATGCGAGAATACGGTCCCGGTGTTTGCGAGCGAGGCTCATGGCATGTCCTGTGGAGAGCGGGCTAACTGGTTGGGCTTTGGCCGGCGCTTAGGCGGCCGGCTTTTTGCCCATGACGATGTTCTCGACGAGCGCGACCTTGCCCATGTCCTCGACGACAAAGGCCTGATTGACGCTCTCGTAATTCTCGATCTGGTCGCGCTTGGCGTTGTCCTCGATCTTGCGCCGCTCGCTGCCGATCTGTTCGTAGACCGACAAGTTGGCGAGCGTTGTGATCAGCAGCGCGTTCTTCGGGAACTTGGGCACGCGGACCGCCTGCAGGCCGCCCAACTTCTTGTCCGAGAGCAGGACGTCGCGGGCGAGCTGTTCGGTCGCCTTGTCGCCGGCTGCATTGACGATCGAGAAATACTTGTCGTGGACGAGATCGCGGCCGACGATCACGACCAGGTCTGTATCGTCGCGGTAATTCTCGTCGAGCAGCTCGATCGCGTCGTAGATCAGCGCATCGACATTGACGAAATCGACCTCGGTGCCGACCTCGCCGGCGCCGACATAGATCGCGCCGGCGACGGTAACGACGCCGTTGACGCTGGTGGCGGGCGAAAGGTCGCCCTCGCTCAGCACGCGCGCCGGCGCATCGAGGCGGATGTGCTGCAGCCAACCGATGTTGACGTCCTGCAGCAGCGGATACGTGTTCGGGTCGGTCTCTACGGCCACCTTCACGCCGTTGAAGCCGATCGTGATGATGTCGAGCGCCTTGGCCTTGACGATCGCGTCACGGATCAGCGGCTGGAAATTCGGCTGATGTGACCAGGCATCGAGCGTCTCGTAGCGGATCAGCGTGTCGAAGTCGGTTTTCTCGCACCGGTAGCGCGTCTCATCGAGGTCGCCCGGGTAGCGCGGCTGGCGATCATGGATCCGCGTGTCGGTGCGGCTGGCGATCGTGCCCTTCACGCCGACGCCGACCTTGTCGCCTTCCTGCGCGACGACCGGGATGATGTTGATGCTGGTCAGGAACGCGCTCGACTGCTGGATCTTGCCACGCAGCGTCTGCGCGACCGCGGGGGCGACGGTGAACGAGCGGCTGGGATCCTCGACGGCGTTCAGCTTGCCGATCTGCGTGGTGTAGGCGTTGAACTTGAGGCGGGTTTCGTTGCGCATGGGGGCGGCTCCTGGGGCAATTCTGTTCGGGTCGGACGGGGGGCGTCAGCAGTCGGTGACGGGCTCGCCGCTGCCGCCATTGGCGGGCGCCCGGCTGAAGCCGGGCTCGGGCGTCGCCTCGAGCTTGGCGTGCAGCGTCGCGAACTCGCCCTGCAGCGCAGTGTGCGCGTCGGTGACGGGCTTCAGCGCAGCCGCGATCGACGCGGCGACCGCCTGGCCGATATCGGTCGAGAAGGCGGCCGGATCGAAATTGTCATTGGCGGCGACCGGGGGCGCGGCAGGCGTTGCGGGCTTCTCGGGCTCACCCTTCAGGCGGGCGGCGAGCGCCGAGAAGAAACCCGCGACGGCGCCCTCGACCTTGGCCGGATCGGATGGCGTCGTCTCGAATTCGAGCGCGATGGCTTCCGCGCCTGGCGCGAACAGTGAGCCCGGCGCGGTGCGCGAGAACTGCAGCGCCTGCGTGCCGATCGAGGCCGGCTTGTCGGTGAAGGCAAGGCCGAGCAGCCCGACCTTGCCGCAGCCGGCATAGCTGTCGGTCAGCTCGACCGAGGGGAACGGCTTCTGGTTGTTCGCGACCAGCGCGACCAGCTGGTCGATGCCGTCGACCTGACAATAGAGCGCACGGCGCTGCTCGGTCTTGCCGGCGATCGCGATGTCGTCGGTCTGCACGCGCACCGCGACGACGTCGCCGTATCCGTTGAACGGGGGCTCCGGGCTGTAGCCGGCGAGATGCTCGACATTGATGCGCGGCGTATAGGTGGCGGTGTCGAAGGTTTCGGCGATCTGGTCGATCCAGTCGGCATCGATCTTCCGGCCGTCGCTGATGGTCTGGCCTTCGACGAAGGCTCGGAAGAACTTGCTCTTGGTGCCCATGGCGGTCGGTCCCTCGGGGTTCGCTATCGGTGGGCCGCGTCAGGCGGCATCTGGAA